GGAGGATTGAGAAGAGGTGTTCGTGTTCACCGACACGATGCGGGCAACGAAAGTTACGTAGGCTGGCGCGGACGGGGTGTCCGTGGAAGGTGGCCAGCTCACGCAACATATCCTTGCGGATTTCCGGGAGGTCCGCGTGCCCTCGGTTCCCAGTGGACCACTCGGGCCCTTTGGATTGCGCTAGCGAGGCGATCGACGGCCCGTCGAAGGAGGAGCCGACGAAATGCGCCCCGTACCAGCGCGTGTACGCGCGGGTCCAGATGACGGACATGAGGGCCCCGCTGTTCTTCAGCAGGGCCCAGAGCTCGCATTCGTCTTCAGGAGTGATGCCGAAGCGCGCGGCGGCGTTGCGGAGGAATACGACGTCTGTGGGAGAGCGCGGCGCTGGGCAGCTCAGGCCGAGGGCAGCGCGGTATGCGAGGAGGAAGACGCGAACGTAGGGACAGTCCGAGTGGCGCCGGCTGAGCTCCAGCACGTTCGCGACAGTGGAGACGTGTGCGTCAGAGGGGCGCTGCCGCTTGACCGTGCTGCCGTGGCGCATGCACCACCGAGGGATGTCGAGGCAGAGGCGGACGGCGGTGGTGGACCCCGGGAAGAGCGGCCCCGAGGGGCGGGGCGTGCAGGCGATGATGTGCTGCGAGCAGAAGCTGTCCTCGTCAAGCACGGCAAGGTCGATGCCACACTCAGCGTTGATGGTGGCGACTGCTGCGCGGAGCAAGTCGGGGTCGCCACCGTCTAGGGCCAGGACGTCGTCGCTACAAACGATAGCAGCAAGGGCGGTGCCCCGGAAAGCGTAAGCGCAAGCTAGCGTGTGCACGTAGTTCTGCAGGAGGGAGGTGATGGCGCTGCCGGATTTGAGCCGCCCGTCATGCTCGCCCGCGAAGCCTTTGCCGCGCGAGGGGCTGTTGTGTTCCAGCAGCAGCTGCGCGATCGTGGAGGCGGGGGCGCCACAGCGGTCGAAGAAGTCGAGAAGGAGGTACAGGGACGCCCAGGAGATGTTCGAGTCCGCGCCAGCGCCGTCGAGCGAGCGCCGTGAGCCACTGCCAAAGTTGGACAGGGCGTCCTCGATGGTGTCCGGTTCTTCAGAGTAGGCGCTGAAGACGTTGCGGTGGCCGCCGGTGAAGTGGCTGTGGAAGACTGACGAGACCGCCGAGACGACATGGGCGATCGCAACGAAAGAGTCGGAACCGTTGGTGTCAATGGCGCGGGAGTTGTACCCGGCGGGACTCGGCGCTGCCGCTAGTTCCCTTTTGAGGAACGTGTGCCATTGTTGGCGGAGGTGCGAGTGGGTTGTCGCGAGGAGCGAGTCGTGGCTGGCCAGGTACTTGCGCAGTTTTTCGCCCGTGACAACTTTCTCCCCGTTGGCCCGGGTGCGCCGGATGTGCTCGAGGCGCGACGGGTACTCGAGGAACGAGGCGTGGCAAGCGTTCCAGTCGAGGCAGAAGGCTCGAAACTCCGCACTCAGGCCTAGGTGCGAGCGGGCGCGGGAGGCGCGGATGGCCGCGCCAGCCTCGTTAGAGCCTGACACGTGGGGCGGCACGAGCGGGACGGCGAGCAGTGTGTACGCAACCGCGCGCTTCACCTTGGCGCTCGAGGTCATGGT